ACACTCAAGCTCTCGATTCTTGCTGATGTAGATCAGTTAAAAAAGTCGCTGGCTCAAGCCAACGGAGACGTTGATAACTCATCATCAAAGATGGGCGAATTTAGCAAGAAGGCTGGCATGGCATTCGCAGCCGCCGGAGCTGCTGCTGGAGCCTACGCCGTCAAGCTTGCAGTCGATGGCGTCAAAGCCGCGATTGAAGATGAAGCTGCTCAGATCCGACTTGCAACTGCGTTAAAGAACGCCACTGGTGCAACCGATGACATGATTGCATCGGTAGAAAAGCAGATTCTTAAGACATCTCTAGCCACCGGCGTTGCAGACGATAAATTGCGTCCAGCGTTGCAAAGATTGTCGCTCTCAACTAACGACGTCACAAAGGCTCAGGATCTTCTTAATCTTGCACTCGACATCTCTCAAGCTACTGGCAAGGGCTTGGATTCAGTAGCTAACGCACTTGGTAAGGCGTACGACGGCAACACGGCAGCTCTAGGCAAACTAGGCATCGGACTATCGTCGGCAGAGCTTAAGGCCATGTCATTCGAAGAGACGCAGATTAGGCTTTCAGATCTATTCGGTGGCGCAGCAGCAGCTAACGCAGAGACATTCGCCGGACGCCTTGAGATTCTCAAAGTAACCTTTGATGAAGCCAAAGAATCAGTCGGTGCAAAGCTTCTGCCAATCATTCAGCAGCTTGTTGAGTTCGTGGTCAATCAAGTCGTTCCGGCACTTGGAAAGTTCGCTGATTTCTTTAAGCCAATCACTGACGCAATAAATAACAACAAAGAAACCTTCTCAGAGTTTATTGGATTTATTCAGAAGTATGTCGTGCCGGTTCTAGTTACAGTCTTAGGCGGAGCCTTTAAGGTGGTCGGCGAAATTGCTGGCGGAGTAATCAATGTCATCGGCGCGGTCATTAAAGGCTTGAACGGACTAATTGCTGGAGCCGTTGCTGGAATCAATGCTCTGATTCGTGTCTATAACTCAATTCCATTCTTGCCTAACGTCTCACAGATTTCAGCTCCACAAGTTAGCGTTCCCACAGTCACAATTCCAAAGACGACTACTGCAACACCTAGCATTCCTACAATCTCGGTTCCTAGTGTGTCCGCTTCGACTGGAACAGGATCTACAACTACATCTGGCGGAGGCGTCTCATCAGCCGCATCAGGGGCAGTTCGCGTAGGCGGAGGCTTTACCGATTCACAGAATGCGGCTCGTTTAGCTGCTATGGGCGGAGGAGGCTTCACCGATTCACAAAACGCTGCGCGCATCAATCTAACAGTCAATGGCGCAATCGATGCCGAAGGCACGGCTCGCACAATCGTCAATGTGCTTAATGATTCATTCTTCCGTGGCACTGGCGGAGCCGGCGCACTTCAGGCAATCTGATGACACAATGGGCTCCAGTCTGGCGCGTCAAAATTGATGGCACTGACATCACCGATTCGGTTCTTGCCAATTTAAGCATTACATCAGGGCGCACAAATATCTACGCACAGGCTCAAGCCGGCTATTGCTCCGTCACTCTCATCATCTTTAATCAAGCCGCATTACCTTACGAAATCAACGACACAATCTCGATTGAAGTGCAGGACACGGCGGCGGCCTATGTGCCAATCTTTGGTGGATCAGTGGTGGACATAGCCGTAAGCGTCTCGCAAGTCGGCTCTAGCGCATATACGCAAGAAGTCACTATAACCGCTCTAGGAGCCCTAGCAAGGCTTCAAAAGGCACTCACAGATGGCGTCTTGACTCAGGACTTTGATGGCGACCAGATTTATACAATTCTGCAAGGCGTTCTCTTTACACAATGGCAACAAACGCCAGCAGCTTTACAATGGACAACCTATGATCCGACCAAACAATGGCAAAACGCTGGCAACACAGGACTCGGAGAGATTGACCAGCCTGGCAATTATGAGCTGGCACAAAGGGCAAGCAATCGCACAATTGTTTATGATCTTGTTGCAGCTCTTGCCACTTCTGGACTTGGTTACCTTAGCGAGGACGCTCAAGGCTTAATCTCCTATTCTGATTCTACGCATCGTACGACCTACCTTGCAGCTAACGGCTATACAGATTTAACGGCTAATCACGCACTTGGTCGAGGCATAACAATAAAAACACGCGCCGGCGACGTACGCAATGACGTTACAATAAAATACGGCACAAACTCATCAAGCGAAGTAAGCGACACTGATCAGGCTTCTATTGCCGAATATGGCGAGTTAGCTCAAATTATTACGACGACCATAAAACATCAAGCCGACGCCGAAGATCAGGCCGCGTTCTATCTTGCACTCAGGGCTTATCCTCAGCCAATTTTCGATTCTATAACCTACGCCTTGACAAATCCAGAGCTAGACAATGCAGATCGTGACGCTCTTATCAATGTTTTTATGGGTCAGCCGATTGCACTCAATGACCTTCCGCCGAATATGTCCTCCGGCACGTTTCAAGGCTTTGTCGAGGGCTGGACTTTCCGCGCTTCATTTAATCAGCTTGACATCACGCTTCTTATGTCGCCATTGGCCTATTCACTCCAAGCCATGCGCTGGAATGACGTGCCAATAAATGAAGCATGGAACACGGTGTCGCCGACTTTAGAGTGGCAATATGCCACAATAGTCTCATAACGAAAGGAAAAACTTATGGCAAATCCAACGACGAACTATGGCTTTGTTCTCCCGACGCCGACTGATCTAGTGACAGACTTACCGGCAGATTTTGACGTTGCCCTGCAAGGCGTGGACACACAACTCAAAGCATTACAACCTGGCACAACGCTTGGAGATCTTGCTTATTCATCAGCAACGGCAAACACAAATACGCGTTTACCAATTGGCACAACAGGTCAAGTCTTAGCAGTTTCAGGCGGTGTGCCGGCGTGGACAACAACGGCAGATGTCACACCACTTACAACTAAGGGCGATTTATTTACTTTTACGACAGTGGACGCACGTTTAGGTGTAGGCACAAACGGGCAAGTATTACAGGCGGATAGTGCCGAATCAACAGGCTTAAAATGGGCAACACCTAGCGCAGGTGCATTAACTCTCATCAGTACAACAAATTCAAGTGCGGTTTCAACATCAGTCACATATTCAAACTGCTTCACATCAACATATCGAAATTATCTTGTTAACATTGATGGAGCCTTAAGTGCCAGCAGTGGATTCATTCAAATTCAAATGCGCGCTAGTGGTACTACACAAACGACAAATTATTATGGTGGTCGCTACCAGGTTGGAACAAGTGGCAGCGGTTATTCAGTAGGACAAACAAACGCTTCATCATGGGAAATTTGTGACGGTTCAAGCAATAAATTCAGTATATCTGCAAACATCATGACACCACAGGTTGGAAAAGTCCAGTGCAATACGCGCTACTGGACACGCAACGGAGACACAGGCGGAATCCAGCAGGGCTTTATTGATAACACAACTCAATATGATTCAATGGTTTTGGCCTTCTCAGGCACATTCACAGGAACAGTTTCAATTTACGGATATGGAATCTAATATGAAAAGACAAGAAGTTAATTGCCTAACTGGCGAAGTGTCGGACATTGATTTAACTCCGGCAGAAATAAAGGCTTATGAAAAAAGGCTTGCAGACGATGCCAAAATTATTGCTGATGCAGAGGCGAAAATAGTCGCTGATGAAAAAGCAAAAGCAACACTTTTGGAAAAACTTGGCATTACTGCCGAAGAAGCCAGCCTCTTGCTAAAATGATGTATCCGGAAGGCACTGCTGCACGGATCATCGAAGTCGCACTAGCTGAAGTCGGCACAGTCGAGACTGGCGATAATTTGACAAAGTACGGCAAGTTCACAAAGGCCGATGGATTGCCCTGGTGCGGTTCATTCGTGAATTGGTGTTTCGACCAAGCAAACGTCAAGATTCCATCAATGGTTTCAACGGCCGCCGGAGCTCATAAGATGAAAGAGCTTGGACGCTGGATTGAAGATAAGCCGCAGCTTGGAGATTTATGCTTTATGGACTTTCCACACGATGGCATTGATCGCATCAGTCACATCGGAATCGTCGTCAAGGTTGGCACAACAAGCGTGCTCTGCATTGAGGGCAACACCTCCGGAGATGGAGATCAACGCAACGGCGGAATGGTCATGGTAAAGCGTCGCTATATTGGCAAGGAGATTGTTGGTTTCGCTAGGCCGAAGCTCGTAACCTATACAGGAGAATATCCAGTGGTCGAGCCACTTCCACAGGCAAAGCCGAAAAAGGAGAAAAAGAAATGACACAATTTAAGGCACTCGCGGCATCATGG